GACCGCGGAGAGCGCCGCCCGTTGGTCAGCATGGCCTTGCACCGCTGGCACTGGTAACCGTCACGGGTCAACGCCTCACGCCGCAGGGCTGCCCATCGCTTGGTGTAATAGGGCCGGCGGTACTCGCGGGCCTCGGCTGATCTGTCCACTGTCGCTCCTGCCGTCACGGCATTGCCATGGTCAAAAGAAACCCCGCACAGCCCGTTTAGAACTATGCGGGGCTCTAAGTTTACCCACCAAGGAAACGGCCAACGCGCCGGAGAAAAACACGCTGGCAAGAAATACACTACAACGGGCCGCGAACATGTGTCAAGCGCCCCTTGCTCTGCAACAACACCACTAAACTTTTAAGCCTTGCCCTTAAGGGACCAACCGGACCTGTATGGGTCGAACGGACTCGGGGTCGCCGTCGCCCTGCTAGGCGTACCCCTGAGGAGTCCGTTTGTCAACCCCCTTTGCCGATCAAACGGACTCGCGGACTGTCCGCCAAAGTCCGTTTGAGTCCCTTCCTATAAGTTGCATATCCTAGCCCTTCTTAGCCAGCAATAATGCGCTCGCCCACACGTTGTCAATCACGCTCCAGCCTTGGCTTTCTGGCGCTATTTGTTCAGAATTAATCAACGCGCCGATCAACTTATTGGTGTTTGACGGCTTCATCATATTAAGTGCCGTGCTCTCAGCGTTCCCGTCCTCTATCAATTTTTCCTTCAAATTCTCCCGTGCGACATACGGTCTCCCATCGTCAGAAAGTTTGGCGTGACCCGCCCACCAAGCCCGCTCAAGCGTTTTTTTATGCCGCGCCAGCGTGCTAGTTTCTTGCTGCACAATTTCCGGCCCCTCGATGAATACCGCCGACGTGACCGGCTCACCATCTTCATCAAACCAACCCGCAATCTTCACAGGCTCCAGCGCGCCGTTAATTGGTTCAGCCATTTCCGCATCCTTGCTTTTACGCTGGATGACCTGGATCGGCCCGCCGTCTTCAGCCGGGACCACGCTGATCTCAATATCCAGCGCGCCCTTCCAAGCGCTAGAGCCGCGCGCCCGATGCTGCGCCTCTGCGGAAACGCCCGTGTGATGAACCAGAATAACCGAGCAACCGAACTCCTGAATAAGCCCGCCACAAGCGTCCAGCATTGTCTTGGCATCCTGGGCGCTGTTTTCATCGCCGGCCAAAAACCTGTGCAGCGTATCAACCACGATCAATTTGGGCATCTCTGATAGCGAGCGGATCGCGTCTGCCGCCTTCTGATAACCGGACGCCGTGTTGAGATCGACGCCATGCCTCGACAGCCACATCTCCAGGCTGCCGACGCCGTGGTGTTGCTTCCAAGCGGCGACCCTACCTCGTAGCCCGTGATGCCCCTCACCGGCCAGATAGACCACCGGCCCGTGCCGCACTTTATTGCCAAACCAATCTGGGATAGAGCCCTTGCTGGCGATGCTCAAGACCATATCTAGCACCATAAACGTCTTGCCGCCGCCGGACGGCCCGTGGACCATTATCAGGGCGTCGGACTGTATCCAATGCTTTACGAGCCATTTGATAGGCGCGGGCTGGGCGCTGAAATCGTCGGCCTGGATCAGCCAATCGTCGGCTGGCGGGAATAGCAAGGCCAGCAGATCGCCGCCGGCTTGGGCGTAGTCGTTGGCATCCCCAAGCTCTGGCGGCATGACAATCCTCGCGCCGTGTTTGGCGCTGGCCTCGTCGGCTTTGTTGCGTCCGACGCCGGAAGCGTCATTGTCGGCAACGATCACAATGTCCTGCTGATCGCCGTGCCGCTCGCGTAGCTGGCGCGCAACTTCGGGCAAGTTGTTGGCGCTGTAGGCTATCACCACCGGGCGGTTGCTCACCTCGTGGATCGTGGCAGCCGTCGCGAAGCCCTCAGCGACGAAGACCGTGCCGCCGTCCAGATCGCCTAGCGTCCATGAGCATCCGCGAGTGGCCGCGCCTGGGTGATAGCGTTTCTCGGAGCCGATATATTGTAGGCTGGACAGGCTGCCATCAGCATCAAATAGCGGGACGATCAGCCGGCCATCACCTGTCGCTCGGACCCCGTGCGCCTGGATGCCTTTGCGTTTGAGGTATGGGTGATCGGGGCTGGCTGCGATGGCACCGGACCAGATGCCCTCGACGGTATCGGCTGCGACTGCCGCCTTGCGCTGCCTTTGCTCATCGCGTCTGGCCTTGGCTTCTGCCTGCCGGCGGGCGATTGCCATTTGCTCAACCGCAGACATCTCCCGCCCCATATCGGCCCGGAAGACGCAATCAATGTCATCCCGCCAACAGCCGAACCGGCCCGCGACGGGCTCGTCGGGATAGGCGACATACCAGCCCGAATCGTCGCGGGCGCGTCCCTTGGTGCTGAACCGGTGAAGTTGTCCGTCAATGGTGAGGTTTGCCGGTGGTTCAATCCCGGCGCTCCGCATGGCGTCGGCCAGTTGGATTTCAGGCGGCTCGACGTAGACCGGCCTGGGCGAAAAACCGCCCCCAAATATGCTCGTTATGTCAGCCATTGGCGCGCTCCTTTGTTTTCATCATCGCTTATCATCCGCTTTCAGCAGCCCTTCCGTCAAACATTGGATTTGGTACTGGCGCAGCATAGGCGGGCGCTCGCCCCACTTATAGATGCCGTGCGGCCAGATACCCAAGGCCGCGGCCAGCTTCGCCTTGCTGCCGTAATGCCCGATAGCTTCGTCTGTCGTCATCGTCTGCTCCATATTTTTAACGTGGGGCCAACATTAACTGTTTACAATCAAAACCGCAAGGCGTATCAAATAGGCAGCAACCGGCATCCCGCCGACCGCTAAAACGAGGAAACGAAGATGACCAACGCAACTAATGATATGTTCAACGACGAAAGCCCCGTGGCTGACAGTCACCATGTACCTGACTGGATTAATGAAAGTATTGCTTGGTACGATGTTGCAGCGATACAGCAAAGCGGCTGCGCAAGTGGTGCCTACATGCCAGCAGTTACCTACTATCAGGCTGCAAAGGTTATGAGTGATCACGGTGACGACGTTCTTGAGTATATCGTGACCACAATTGGCGAACTTCCACCAGTGCCCTCAGACACGTCGTGGTCAGCTATAGCCGTGCTTTTCTTGTCCGCAGCCGTAGAGCTTTGGGCAAACGAGGTCGGTGAAGCCTACGCGGAAGATATAGCGGCCTACAGCTAACGCTTTCAACCGGGGCTACGGCCCCACCCCACCGACAGGAGAGCCAAATGGCCATCAACCTCCAAAACACTAACGCGGTTAGGGTCAGCGGCATTAAGCTGCTGGCCTATGGCCAAGCGGGGGCAGGCAAAACTAGCCTGATTCCCACCATGCCAAACCCGATCATTCTCAGCGCCGAGGCTGGGCTTTTGTCCATCGCGGGTGCGGACCTGCCCTTCGTTGAGATCGACGGCATGAACACGCTGCGCGAGGCTTACACTTGGCTAAAGGATAGTGACGAGGCCAAGCAGTTTGACAGCGTGGCGCTCGACAGCATCTCGGAGATGGGCGAGGTGTGCCTGACTCAAGAGAAAGCCACGGCCAAAGACCCGCGGCAGGCCTATGGCGAAATGCAGACCATGATGCAGGAGGCCATCCGGTTGTTCCGCGATCTGTCTGGGAAGCACGTTCTGTTCACGGCCAAGCTGGACAAATCCAGCGATGAGATGGGCCGGCTTATGTACTTCCCGTCAATGCCGGGTAACAAGACAGGCCAAGCCCTGCCTTACTTTTTCGACATCGTGGCTGCGCTGCGGGTTGAGAAAGACGCCGAGGGTGTCGTTCATCGCGGGCTGATGTGCCAGAGCGACGGGCTGTGGCAGGCAAAGGACAGGAGCGGCAAGCTGGATGCTTGGGAAGCCCCAGACATTGGCGCGATCATTGAAAAGATCGGCGGTGCGAAATGATGAACCTCGACATCGACACCGCCGCAGCCGAGTGGATCGCAGCCAAAGAAGCCGAACGCAAACTGGTAGAGCGGCGGCGCGAACTCGAAAACCACATCATGCAACTGCTCAAAATACCGGAAGGGTTGGAAGGCACCTCCAGCACCGACACGGAGGGCGGCCACAGCGTCAAAGTCGTCGGGCGTATGACGCGCAAGGTTGACGCCGATCTGATCCAAGAGATCGCGGCAGAGCAGGGCATAGCAGAACATCTTGGGCGGCTTTTCCGATGGAAGCCTGAGATTAACGTGGCCGCATGGTCAGCAACAGACCCGGCGATCACAACGCCGCTTTTAGGTGGCATCACCACTAAGCCCGGACGGGCCTCTTTCAACATCACAAAGGACTAAACCCATGGCGTTTCTTGACACCCCTATTTCGCTTGATGACATCCCGGCAGATGAGTCGCGCGATTTCGAGCCGATCCCGGCAGGCACTTACACAGCCACCGTCGCCGGCATTGATCTTCGGGCCACCAAGGCCGGCACCGGCCAATATTTAGCCGTCAGGCTCGACGTAACCGGGCCAACGCATCAAGGCCGGGTGCTGTGGACCAACCTTAACATCAGGAACCCAAACGCTAAGGCCGAGGAAATCGCGCGCCAGCAACTTGCCGCGATCATGAAGGCCGCGCGCGTTGACTTAGTGCAAGATACCGACGTTCTGATCGGCGCAAGCATTGGCGTGAAGGTGTCGATCAGTGAAGACGCCACCTATGGCAAGCGCAACGAGGTCAAAAGCATTTTGGCAACTGGCGGGCCGGCAAGATCAGCGCCGCCAATGCCAGCCGCTGCGCCAGCAGCCTCAACGCCGCCTTGGCAACGATAGACAAAAGGAGCCGGGGTGAAAGCCCCGGCATTTTCTTATGGCAAAACTCCCACCACCGACCGACCGCGTTGGCGATGCAATCGACGCCTACCATGCCGCCAGACCGGATAAGCCAAGGCCGCACCTTGGCGCGTCTGTCCTGGGGCATCATTGTGACCGCTGGATATGGCTTTCGTTCCGCTGGGCCGTGCGCGAGCAATTCCCTGGTCGCATCAGGCGGCTCTTCAGGAGGGGCCACAACGAGGAAACGATCCTCGCGCAAGACCTGCGCGCCATTGGCGTTGATTTGCGCCACACCGGCTACGACCAAAAGACCGTTGTGCTAGGCGGCCACCTTGGCGGCTCGGTTGATGGCATTGTGGAAAGCGGCGTGCCGGGTGCTGAGCAAAGTCGCCACATCGTTGAGTTCAAAACCCACGCCCTAAAATCGTTTGAAGACCTCATAAAAACCTGCGTGCTCGACAGTAAGCCGATGCACTGGTGCCAGATGCAGCTTTACATGCATGGCCTGGGGATCGACCGCGCGCTCTATGTGGCCGTCTGCAAAAATGACGACCGCATCTACACCGAGCGTGTCCGCTATGACAAAGACGCGGCAGAATCTCTGCTGAAGCGCGGGCGGCGCATAGCTACCGCCGAGCGTATCCCCGATCCTATCAGCACCAATCCCACATGGTGGAAGTGCAAATTCTGCGCGGCTCACAGTTTTTGCCACGAGCGTCGGCTGACCCAGGAGGTCAACTGCCGGACCTGCGCCCACTCTACGCCGACAGATGATGGTAAGTGGGGCTGCGCCCGTTGGGGAGCGGATCACGTCGAAGTTGAACACCAGCGCACCGGCTGCCATGCTCACGTTCTCCACCCCGATCTAACGCCGTGGCCGATCAAAGACAGCACCAACCCGCACGAGGCTGTTTACGAAATCAACGGCGTCGATGTGCGCAATGGCGAAGCTGACGCCTTCACGTTTGCCAGCAAGGAACTGATTGCCGGCGGCGAGGACTGCGTCAGGCAAGAGATCGGCGAAGTCCGGCGGGCATTCCCCGGCGCAACCGTAAAGGAGGTGCGCGCAAAATGAAACTGCGAGACTATCAGCAGCGGGCAATCGACCAGCTTTACGATTGGTTCCGCGTGAACGACGGCCACCCCTGCCTGGAACTGCCGACCGGCTCTGGCAAGAGCCATATCGTTGCGGCGCTCTGCAAAGACGCTCTGCAAAGCTGGCCGGAAACCCGAATCTTGATGCTAACTCACGTCCGCGAACTAATCGAGCAGAACGCAGAAAAGATGCTTCAGCACTGGCCGAATGCTCCGCTTGGGATTTATTCTTCCGGATTAAAACGCAAGGAATTAGCCGAGCCCATCACGTTCGCGGGCATCCAATCGGTGCGGAAGCGAGCGGATGATATCGGCCACGTCGATCTGATTGTCATCGATGAGTGCCATCTTGTGAGCCACAAGCAGGAGGGCGGCTACCGCACGCTGATCAAGGAGTTGACGGCTATCAACCCGACGCTGCGCGTGGTCGGCCTGACCGCCACGCCCTACCGCCTGGGCCATGGCCTCATCACGGACGGCGATGCGCTGTTTGACTCTATCCTGTCGCCAGTGACAATCGAAGAACTGATACACAAGGGCTTCCTCGCGCCGCTGCGATCCAAGCAGACGGAACATCGCGTGAACACTTCCGGCGTTCATCGGCGCGGCGGTGAGTTTATCGAGGCCGAGCTACAAAAGGCGCTGAACCAGTTTGACAGCGCGGGCGCGGTTGATGAGGTGATCCAGCGCGGTTCCGACCGCAGGTCTTGGCTGTTTTTTTGCACTGGCGTGACCCACGCCGAAAACGTGCGAGACATCTTGCGGGACCGCAACATCACCGCCGAGTGCGTGCTGGGCTCAACGCCGCCCGCCGAACGAGAGCGCATTTTAGACAGCTTCCGATCCGGCGAGATACAAGCTCTAACGAACGCCAATGTGCTAACCACCGGCTTTGACCATCCCGATCTGGACTTGATTGCATTCCTGCGCCCGACGCTCTCGCCCGGTCTGTACGTCCAGATGGCAGGCCGCGGGATGCGAATCAAAAGCCATGCGGAGGATTGCTTGGCCTTGGACTTTGCCGGGGTCGTCGCCACCCACGGCCCAATCACGGCGGTTGATCCTGGACGCAAGGCGGGCACTGGCGATGCCCCGGTGAAGGCGTGCGATGTCTGCCACGAACTCAACCCGATTGCAGCCAGGGAATGCAGCGCTTGCGGCGCGCCGTTCCCAGAGGTCGAAAAGGGGCCAATGGTGTTGCACAACTTAGACATCATGGGCATCGACGGGCCAGAACTGGACGTGTCGGAATGGATGTGGCGGGTCCACACCAGCCGCACCACTGGGCGCGAGATGCTGACCGTGCGCTATTACGGCGGGATTCTTGATGAGCCAGTCACCGAGTATCTGACGGTCGGATATGAGGGATGGGCTGGGCAAAAAGCCCTGCGGACCTTGGGCACGATTGCGATGAAGGCCGGCGTCCAGCCTACCGACGACATATCTAAACTGGCCGAGATCGCCGAGGCGATGAGCCAGGGCCAGCCGCCGACCTTGGTGCGATACAACAGGGACGGCAAGTTTTTCAAAGTGACTGAGAGGGTTTGGGATGCGGACAGAGCACGTCGAGCAGCGGGAACTGGTGCAGTGGTTCCGGCAGACCTATTCGCCAGTGCTGATATTCGCAATTCCTAACGGCGGCCAACGGACCCTGGCCACCGCCAGCCGACTAAAGGTTGAGGGTGTCGTCCCCGGCATCCCCGATCTGTTCGTGCCGGAATGGCTGTTGTGGGTTGAGATGAAGAGAGCCAAGAACGGGCGGCTATCGCCCGCCCAGATTGAGAAGATCGAATACCTCACCGCGGCCTGCGGACACGAGGTCATAGTCGGCGCAGGCATGGAGGACGCGCGAAACAAAATCACAGCCTTTGCCCAATCGCGCGCCTTTGTAAAATAAATTTGCCTAATGGGCATTTTTTGTGTTGCAAAGCATCCTGGGCGGGCGTATAAAGTATTTACCAACACGGGAGAGGGCAGCCGCCCAACCCAACCAACCAAGGAGAAACCGACATGACCAACCCAATGACCGGCAGCGAAAAACAAATAGCTTGGGCTGAAACGATCCGCGCCGAATGGATCGCGGTGAACGCCCCGGCCCTGGAAAAATTCCTTAGTGGTGCAGCCGCTGCGCTTGAGGCTTTCCGCGCGGACCCCGCAAAATTTGCGAAGCATGGCGACGTTGAGGCTCACATCGCAGCCAAAATCAAAGCCGAGCAAGCCGCCTATGACAGCATTGTCGGACGCGAGACAGCAACATCATGGATTGACGACCGCGCGCCAAGCCTGCACGCCGCAGCCGCAGCGATATACGCCAAAGCAGCCTAACTTCTTCGTCACCCGCCCCAACCAACCAAGGAAACGCACCATGACCAAGCAATACATCGCACACGACGGCCTCAACATTTACGGCACCGGCAAGAGCCTGATGGCCGCCACGTTAGACGCCAGCCGGAACTGCCCAGACTTGAGGGGATCCCTTGAAATACAGCGCTGCACGGAAGCTCTTGCGCTCCAGCTTCAAACCGAGGGCGGTGCGATCACCTGGGACGAGATCGACGGCATGGCCTGCACCGAAGCCGAGTATGCCCTGGACCAAGCCGCGCCGCTGATGGACGACGCCATCCGCGAGGACATCCACTCAAACTTTGCTGCCGCCAGCGACGCCGCAGAATTCCTGGCCGAATATGAGCGCCGGCATGAGGCAAAATACGCCGAAGAGTTCCGCATTTAACCCACTGGAGACCCACCATGCCGACCCCCATAGCAAAAACCCCTGCCGAGTTGATCCGATGGCTCAAGGATTACTATGACCCTGAGATCGCCGCTCTGCTGGTCATAGGCCCAGACGGCTGGGCATACGACCGCGAGGCCCTGCACCACTGTGATCGATGCCGCTGTACGAATCTGGATGAGGACATCACAGACGGGCTCTGCGAGCCCTGCCACGAGGAAGCCGAGGCCGAGAGCGCCCACCAGGGCGGGCTGCTGGCGATGGTGCGGCGGCTATGATGATAGTCCTCCGCATCGTCTCCACCGTGCTGTTCCTGGGCGCAATCGCCGCCTTCATTGTCGCACTCTAGGAGACCAGAATGAAAAAAGAAGACCTAAAGATTATCCGCGAACAATACGGACTGTCGCACGCGAACCTTGCCATCTTGCTGCGGGTAAGCAGCGGTCGGCAGGTGCAGCGCTATGAAAGCGGCGAGCGTGTAGCGACGCCTCAACTGACCATGTTGATGCGGCTGCTGAAGCGCGACGGCCCTGTCGCACTCATGAGCCTACACAGTGACTGAGCACGGCTGGAGTTTGATGATGCCACAAGTCTATGATTCATGGAGCGACGTCGACAAGGCATACCTCGTTGCCAAGTGGCGATGCCCCATCTCAGCACGCGAGATCGGGCAGACTCTGCCAGACAGGCCGCGCACCAAAAATGCAGTCGTCGGCCAAGCGCACAGAATGCGCCTAGGTAAGCGGGTTGTCGCCCAGGCGCAGGCGCAAGCCGTAGCAGTGATCGAGCCTGACCCTGTCGCGCCGCAGCCGTGGTGGAAGCAATGCGTCTATCCGGTCGGCGACCCACGCAGCCCTGACTTTAGGTACTGCGGAGAGGTTGTCAGGGATGGCGGATCATGGTGCGCTAAATGCCGAAAAATTGTATTCGAACCGATGGAGGAAAGGAAAAGCTGATGCCATACTTCACACCTCGCGTCCTCGACGCGGTCGAGGCTTACCGCCTACCTCACGGGGACCAGGGGCCTACTGATGGGCTAATCTTCTTTTTGAGCGAACTGGGCATCTCAAGTCTGATGGGCGACACGCGCAGCGGTGACTGGATTGTAAGCGCGGTTGAAGGTCCGCTGGTTATGACCGACGAAGAGTTCCGACGCACCTACAAACCAATCGGAGAATAGACGATGACTGCCACAAAAGTGATAAATACGCCCTGGGGCGACGAAGTTTGGGCTGTTCGTGATTTTAGAGACAGCCGCCCACAGGTGCTCACGCACGCCGGCACCGTCATCAGTAAGGAGGCTTCGTTTGCCCTGCGGCTGGTCGAGCGCTGGGGCACCATGCAAATCGAAACCGCCGGCGAGGACACCTCTGGGCGGGCTAAGGTGGTCCTCATGGACGAGAAGGCGATTGCGAACCGCGCGTGCGACATCGCTGAAGAGACCTTCGCCGCGATCCGCCAGCGCGGGTGGGAGGTAGCCATACCCGGTATCGACGAGATGCAGGACGCCCTGGCCGCCGCCGGGAAGGACAGCAAGTGAAGACTGACACCCCATCATGGACGCAGTACTTCATGGACTTGGCGAGCCTCGTGGCCACCAAGAGCAAAGACTCGACCCAGGTCGGCGCTATCCTGGTTGGCCCTGACGGCGAGGTCCGCCTCACCGGATACAACGGGCCACCCAAGGGCGTCATCGACCGGCCTGAGCGCCGCGACCGGCCAGCTAAGTATCTGTATGTAAGTCATGCAGAACAGAACCTGATCGCGTTCGCGGCCAGGGTGGGCATACCCACGAAAGGTTGTGATATTTACGTCACGCACCATCCGTGTTCGAACTGCGCCAAGACGATCATCCAGGCTGGCATCAAGACCGTCGTGATCGGCGACGGCACGACCTCCATGCCGCCCGAGGAGTTCCGCGCTGCGGAGGTGATGTTCAGAGAGGCCGGCGTTCACACGTCAGGCATGCCACCAGGAGATAGGAAATGAGCGGCAGTAAGTGGACAACGGAGGAGGAATTACGCCTCAAAGTGGTGTGGTTTGACCCCAACGTTTCTATCGACAAGATTGGAGTGCGTATTGGTCGGTCAGTTACTAAATCATCTGTCTCGCAGAAGGCCAAGATATTAGGTCTACCTCCTAGGCACGAGGCGCTTGGTAGACCGACCCGCTCCCCGGCAAATGTCAGCCGTGGGGCGTGGAGCGAGGAAGACGACACCATACTTAAAACTCTTTGGGCAAACCCCAACTATGCGGTAATCCACATAGCTGCGCTGCTACCCAACGGTCGGGGTGAGAGTGCTGTGTCCCGGCGAGCCGAGAAGTTGGGGTTACCTAATCGCAGGCTACTCTTTCAAGCCGCAAAACAGGCGCGTCCACTCAAGGCCAAACCACCACGGCCTGTGCAGCGCGGCTGTGCCTTCCCTTTGGCCCTGGTGCCGCGCATAAAGACGTGCGGTAAGACCGCCAGCGGTCGGTTCTGCGAGACGCACGCCAGCCTGATGGAGTTGACACAATGATGTTATCAGAAAACTTTCACGTCAACGAGTTCGCCTGCCATTG